TTCATAAATATATTTTATTATATAACATTATGTTTTTAAATAACAATTAATTATATTTAAAAACAATTTTATGTGATAGCACATTTCTCCTTTTTTTGTACTTTTTATCCGTTTTAACAGTTTTATCAGTTTTATCAGTTTTATCAGTTTTATCCGTTTTTTTCCTTATTGTAAACATATTATATGTTATATTTTTTGAATATTTATACCATATTTCTTTTGGAACATCATCTTTTGCTAATATAGATCTATTCATTTCTGATCTTGTTAAAGTATAATCATCGTTTGAAAGTTTATTTATATTTTCTTTACACATGATTTGTTCTGCAAATTTTTTATATTTTTCAAGTTTACTTTCAAGTTCGGAAATTTCCGATTTTGTAGAATGCCATCTTTGTAATAGAGTGTCTATATCTTTTTCATTATAATCCATTTATTGCAACAAAAATAAATTAAAATTATTTTTTTAAATATGTCATATAAAATAAGTCTTGTTAAATCATTTTTAATAACTGACTTAAAGACAAGGCTTCTAATATAAAAAATGACAAAGACAAAGACTAGCAAAGTTGTAAAGCAACAAGAAGTTGCAGATTCGGTTAAGGATGATGAGGTTAAGCAAACTACCAAGAAGGCAGTTACGAATAAGGTAATTAAGACAGAGGAGGTTGTAGAAGATGAGCTAGAGGAAGAGGGTGATAATGTTGTAGATAGTACTGATAAGAAGAAGAGAACTTTACCAACAAGAGATTCAGTAATTGCATCTTTTGACGAGCTTATCGAGTCTATTGAGAAGGAGATCGAAGTTTTGAGAGATAGTTCAAATAAGACTAAGGGTGTAAAGTTTTTGAGAACTCTAGGGAAGAAGTTGAAGGGGCTTAAGGGGCAATCTACTCGTATTATTAGCAAGAGAAATCCGTCACAGAGAAAGACTGGAACTAATACTAGTTCTGGATTCTTGAAGCCGGTTACTATTTCAAAGGATATTGCTAAGTTTGCGGGATGGGATGTAAAGGAGAAGAGATCAAGAGTCCAAGTAACTAAGAGTTTGTGCGAGTATATCAGAGAGCACAAGTTGCAAAATGAGAAGGACAAGAGACAAATTCTTCCAGATAATAAGTTGTGCAAGTTGCTAAATTATGATCCAAAGACGGCAACTCAGCCACTTACGTATTTCCACCTACAAAGTCTCTTGAAGCACCATTTTATCAAGGACGGAGGTGATGCAATTACTGCTTAATTGTAATTCTAATAAAAATTTTATTATTAAACTAAATTTCAGTTTAATAATTAATTACAAAATCAACTCTAAATTTGTATCTCTTTTTCAACTAATATATCATCTGTGATTTCTAACAACTCGTCAATTGTTTTACCTGTTTCTTCTGAGATCTTAATAAAACAATCTATGGTAGTATTTAAGTCTAATTTTAATGTGTTTATTATTTTATAAATTTTTTTATACTCTTTAATATCCATCGGGAAAAAAGGGCATTTTATATTGTTTTTTACCCTTTTATTTATTATATATTGGGTAGTTAGTACTTGAGCTTCTAAACTTCTATGATATTCACGAGATACATCATCTATATATTTAGGAGTTAATTTATCCTTAAAATAATTTATATAATTTTTTAAGTATATTTCAATCTTATTTTTGATAATCTCTTTTGTATTTATATTAAGATCTTTAATATCAACTTTTTGAAGATGTTTTATAATATCATTTTTAATATTTAAGAAATGTTTTTCTGATAATAGTTTATACTTGTATACTTTTTCAAAAAGAATTATCTTATTATATATAGCAGACAGTAAATTTATACCTTTCATAATACTAATATATTCTTCAAAATAGTTTTTTTTAATTCTCCATTTAAATGACTTCATTATCTTATACGAATCTTGTATATAATATTTATACATATTATGTTCAAACTCGTATTCGTATTTTCTATCTATTGCAGCCAAATCTATCAAACAAAAATCGTCTTTATATTTATATATAAATTCAAAAACAGGATATTCAATTGTAATAATATCTAATAAAAAATATTTAGTATCTAACTTTGAAATATATCCTTTCTTTATATCATCTAGAGTCCATATTAATTTCGAATAATCGCTTAATTCATTCTCAACATCTATTAAGCAATTTATTGATATAGTATCGGAAAATAGTTTATTTTCGATATAATCATATACTTTTTGAGGTACTATATTCATATTTTTAAAATTTGAATACCATTTTTTTACTGTTTCGGGATCATAATCACATCCTCCGTCATTGTCGATTTTCCAAGGTAATATAAATTCCTTTTTCATACCTAAACTTAATTGTACAAAAATAAATGATCTAGATTTTTGTATTTTATCTATCATTGTGTTTATAAAATACTGACTATATTTTACATTACATTCCATATCTATATCGGTTAAATATATATTATCTATTGTACTAAATAATTTATAGCTTCCCTTTATTTTTATTGGAAAATTTCTATTTATAGTTAACTCTAATATATCTTTTTTAAAAGCTTTATCAAAGTCTTCAGTTTTGATTATCATTTATTAAAAGATATAAAAAAATGAATTTATTTTAAAGAATTACTTATAAAATTCAGTATGAAAATCATTTCGTTTAACACTATGTATATAGATTATGAGAAGAAATACAACCCAAATTCAAAGATTTTAAAAGACTATCCGGATGAAAAAAATAGACTGTTAAAAATATGTGAAATAATTAGTAAAAATACTACTAATGATACTATAATATGCTTACAGGAATGCAGTTCATTATTAGTATCTATGTTAAAAAATAAAATAGATACACAATTTACTATATTTTCATTTGAAATAGATCTAGATATATTCTTAGTGACTATAGCCCATAATTCATTATATTTCAATGATGAATTATTACCAAAAAATATATATGAAAAATTTGCACATGGTTTCTTGATAATTAGCAATAATGATATAAGAATTATAAACTGTCATTTAAAACCTAAATTTGTAACAAAAAATAATGATTCATTTTTGCTTATTAAAAACAGTTCACAAACTAAAAAGTGTATTGTAGCAGGAGATTTCAATGATAAATCCAATATATTTAAAAATTATTTAGAAGGATATACTATACCATATTTTGGTCCAACATATAAAAATAATAAACACATAGATTATATTATATTTAATTTTAAAGATAATTGTGAACTTAAATATGAAGTTAAAAAACTAAATACTTATTCAGTTTCCGATCATTGTGCAATTTTTTTAGAAATAACAAATAATAATTGAATTTTATAAATAACTTGTATGCTAGTCTGTGTATGACTTATAATATGAGCAAGAATATTCAGAATAAATGTGTAGATTGTAATAGTCTATTTACATCTAATAAAGAATTCAATAGATGTTTCGGATGCCGGAAATCATGGTATAATAACCACATTAAAAAATGTTCTGTATGCAATGAAACATATAGAACTTTTTTAGATAATGGAAAAAGAACATATAGATGTTTTAGATGTTCAGACTGTGATTTCAATAAGTGTCGAATTTGTAATAATAAAACACATATTAAGAATGAAATATGTAGCATTTGTTATAAAGATGGTGTAGACCGTACTTTGAGTGTTCTAAATTTAGAATATATATAAAATATTATATCTTTTATGAAATGATTTTTCTTAACTAAATTAAAGTTAAGAAAAATATTTATATTTTTGAATACTAAACACGTTTTAATTATCGTCTTCGACTTCTAACTTTTTTCATTGGTGATCTTCTTTTGATTGAACATCTTTTTTTAAGTTCGCTTTTACTTATTTCTCTTGCTGTTCTCGGAGATTTGGATGTTATACGTTTTCTAGGTCTGCAATATGGATACTGTTTTTTCCAATTAGATAAACTTAATTTCGGTCTACCACAAGGTACTATTTTTGGGAGTTTACAGACATTTATCCATTCTTCTGCGTACCAACGTGATAATCCTTTTTTAACTGATTTTTTACCACCTCTATATGTTCCACCTCTTCTTTTATATTCTTTAACTAACCAACCACTTGCATATGCAGATGGCCATACTTTGAATTTTCTTTTAGCTTCGGCTTTAATTTTGTCATAAAGACTTTTATTTGTAGGAACAGATTTGCTCATTTATTTAATAAAATATATTTTAATTATAACTTTTTTAATCTAAAGAAATACTCCATAATTCTCCTACATTATTCCATTTAAATTTAGACCATTTTATCTTTTTATCTATATCACTGTAATCTCCTCTTTGAACTATTCTAGGTTTTTTGGAAATATAATATTTACATTTTTCTGAAAGTTTTGCAAATTCTATATCAATAGGTTCTGTATTAGAAATAGAAGACAGTATAATATCATAAAAATTATCATTTATTATGTATGCATGTGCGCAAATTACTTTTCCAAGGATCCATTCGCCTTCATTTCCGTATATATAAGTACACAATCCTCCAAAATATAACATATTATAAAACTTTGGAAACTCAATATTTAAATCTCCTACAATTTTAATATCATCTTCAAGTATCATAATATTTTTTAACTTATTTTCTTTTGCATACTTAATTATAGATAAATGAGACTGTAAACAGCCTATAACAGGATTTTCATGTAAGTCAGCCTCAAAAAATTTGAAAGGATATGGAAAATTTTCTATCATTTTCTCCCTTCTATCATGTCTTGATTTTAAATTTATACATACTATTTCATCAACAATACCAGGATATAATTTAGGTTTGTTTTCATTCATAACTGCATGATTTATAGTCATTTCACTATTTTATTTATATAAATATTTTTTTAAATATAATTATGATTTGAGGACATAAATATATTTAAATATTTTTATTAAATATATAAATAAAATGTACATCATCATATCTTTAATATTTTTATGCGCGATTATTGTATACTTCATATTTTATTGTTTTGATTTTGACTTTGAATGTAACAATAGATTTCATAAATTGAAATCAGATTCTTGTTATAAGTCTTTACTTTCAAACTACTCAAATATAAAAAAATGTACACCAGATAAAGTCGTTGTTTCTTTTACAACAATTCCATCTCGAGTTTCGAAAATGAAACCAATGTTAAATTCTTTACTTGATCAAACAGTTAGAATTGACCAAATTGCTTTAAATATACCAGAAGATGTAGATTATGATATTCCAAAACAATGCGAAGAAACATGTAATATATATAGAACAGGTAAAGATTATGGAATTGGAACTAAATTTGTTCCAACAATATTACGAGAAAGCGATTCCGGTACTAAAATAATTTTAGTAAAAGATAATGTAGTATATGGAAAAGACTTTATTGAGAAACTACTTACGGAATCAGATAAACATCCTGAAAAATGTTTATACATAGGAGATAAATTCGAGGGATCAGATGGGATATTAATAAAACCAGATTTTTTTAAAGATGTAACACGGAATGAATGTAATGATAAATGGTTAGAAGAGAATATAAAAGCAGATAAGAAAAGTATTTCATATAATAAAAATAGAAAATTAAATAATATAAAATAATATATTGTTTATAACTGAATATGTAATTTCAGTTCATAACTATTTTCTTAACCTAAATTTTAAGTTAAGAAAATATATATTAAAAATCTAGAGATTAGAATTACGTTTAGACTTACGTTTAGACTTGCGTTTAGACTTACGTTTAGACTTACGTTTAGACTTACGTTTAGACTTACGTTTGGACTTGCGTTTAGACTTGCGTTTAGACTTGCGTTTAGATTTTTTAGCTACCCCATCCATTTTTGACTTCTTCATTATGATATAGCAAATATTATTATCATAGTTTTTATATAATTCATATTCTATTTCATCTTCAATATAATTTTCTATACTGATATCAGTATAGTTATTTTTTTCACTGTCAAAACTTAATTTATCATAAAACTGTACACAATTTTCTTGAGTAGAATCGAAAGATTTTGGATTATTAATCCAACTTAACAAATCTTTAATTATTGTATGATTAGTAGAATCAGAATTTGTATTTATTCTGTAATATTTATTTTCTTTGACATACATTTATTATATAATAAAATTAAAAGAAATATTAAAAATTATTTAACTATGCACATATATTTTCTTAACCTTGATTATAGGTTAAGAAAATTTTAATGATGTAAATTTACAGACTATAGGTTATAGAAACTTATATATCTATCAACATCGTTCTTATTTTATAATTTTTAATATCACCATAATATGACTTATAAATACTGCTATTATAATGCGGTATATAAATATATTTAAATGTTTTGCCATGTGTATTTCTCCTTGAATCCCTATCGTCAATAAGATGTGAGTTTTCATTATGCAATTTTTTCACATCATCTAAGTCTATAGTTGGTAATAAAACAATACCTTGCCAATCATTTTTTTTACCATCTAAATCAATTTCAACCTTTTCTGGATAGAAATGTTCTATTGTCGGATCTTTATAAATATTGTCTAAAGGGCTAGGTAACAAATTAAAGCTTTTCGGATGTAGTATACACAATAACTGTTGGAATGGAAGTAATGGAATACTTGGCTCGTATCTTGGAAAAATGAAAGTATCTATATATTTTGCAAGAATGTATGTAGATGGAGCGTAATAATGCGGATAATTCCAATTCCAACTTGGTACGGTATTTGTGTAATATGTAATGACAAATTGTAGACCCTCAAGATAAGAATGACATATTCTTTCAAGATTTGCATTCTTGGTTGATCCAAAATACTTTTTACAATATTCTTTTCTATATTTATCTATATCTAAAACATAAGAGTTATCCTTAAATTCGGCACATGATTCTAATAGTTTATCTTCAAAATAAACCTTTTTATTCTTGAGTTTGTGTTCTAAAACAGGTTTTTCATATTCAGACATAACTTGTAGAAATATCTTCAATGGGATTTTATTGAATATTACAAGATCTCTATCTGTTCGTGTTGTTATATGCCCATTAAATGTACATACATCTCTATACACATTTAAAATAGTATCAATACCACCTTCAATAATTTCTATCCCGGGAATATGTGGAATAAAGTCATTTCCAAGCATAAAACATAAGAATACAAAATCATCTATAGCATTTTTTGTGGAATAATTACCAGACCATCTCATTATCTCTGATAATTGTAATGCTGTATGTCCTATATTTACAATTAAAAATTTATCATTTTCATCTCTATCATAGAAAGTGTTATCTCGTAACACATAAAATTTTTCTATATGTGTTGCTAAAGATAACATTATCAAATCTGCATCATTACCCATGATTACATAACTTTCATTTTTTCCTCCATATTTACGGATAAAAGACATACCTTTCTGTTCGCCTTCGCTCGGTACTTTGTCGTTTGAAAATATAACTTCTATTTTTTGCCAAGCTTGATCTTCAGTTATGCGTTTTTTAATATACCAATCAACGTATTTACCTAAGCTATCCATAAACTTAGTACCAGGAGAAATACTTGACGTATCGAATGACGTGTCATCTTCTTCACGATCATTAGCGCTTCTATAACGACGTTGTCGTTGTTGATTTAATTTACATTTAGGTGCTGGACCATCAACCATTAAAATAAGTCTCTTTGATGGTTTTACAACTGACAATAATTCTTCTATATTTTTACATACATCTATAAATACATCAATTTGCTTCTTTGGTTGTTTTTTATAGTCAAGAAAACGAATATTACGTTTAAAATTACCATATTCATATATTTTTTGTGTTGAATTATGAAATAATCCATTCATATCGATTATTAAATTATCAATGGGGATATTTAAGTCTACAAAAGTTTTATCCTTTTTTAGGTTAGTTATACTAGTTCCAAAGTTTGTTCGGAACCAATTATTAAAGAATTGTGCGATACCCATTATGTTAATTTATATGGTTTTTGTATTTTAAATATTCATTTTTTTATGTAGAACTAAAATTTTAGTATATAGTCGCCTTTTTGATGTAAATTTGCGCAAGATTAAATTTATTTTTTTTAATTAAATAAAATATTTTGTTTAATAAATGAAAACAAACGAATTTTATTGCGTTGCCAGTAGAAAAAAAATTCTTATTGACTCAGACAACATATGTGTTGTAAAATTAAAAAACGGACGTCATGCTCTAAAAGCCTACTGTAAAAAATACAATTATTATTTAATAAAATTTATAAAAGACGACAGTGTTTCTAGTATGAAATCTAAATTTGGAAAATGCAGTCCTAAAAAATCTAGAAAAAAGTCTAAGTCTAAGTCTAAGTCTAAGTCTAAGTCTCGTTCTAAATCTAAAAAAAGGTCTAGATCTAGAAGATCTGATTAATCTTTGGTCTCTATTTTAATCTAACTTTACATTATTAAGTTTTTCTTAACCTAAAATTAAGGTTAAGAAAAATAGACGTTCAAAATCTGCTTACTAAAGATTAGATTATAAGACTGCTCTACATACAGGACATACTTGTTTATATTTTGCCCATTCTTTTATACAATCAGTATGAAAAATATGATTACATTTTGTAATTGAAACCATACAATCTTTTTCATATTCTACTGTACATATAGTACATTCTTTATTATTATTATGAATATCGTCATTTAAACTTGAAAATTCGAATGAATCAATTATTAAATTATAATCAGTTTTTTCAATATAATCAGTCTGGTCTGCTTCAAAACTTTGTTCAGCTATAAAATCAATTGGATCGACAATAATTGGACTCAAAAAATTAATCATCATATCTGTTAGACTAAATTCATGGTCATTATCGTTAAAATCGTTAAAGTCATGCCATATAGAAGATCTCATGTTTATATTATTTAAGTGATCTACAATACTAATATTTTGATAAGTTTCATTCTCAATTTCATTCTCAATTTCATTCTCAATTTCATTCTCAATTTCATTCTCAATTTCATTCTCAATTTCATTATATATATTAATATTACTAATCTCGTCCCATATAGAACTTCTTGTATCTCTAGAATTTAAATGCTGTGAAAACGTTGTATTATTTCGTAGGATGCTTTGTCTGGAAGACGGGTTAAAAACAGCTTGTATTAAATTATTTATTATTGTATTGTCTATGATAGGTTCTTCATAATCTTTAAATTCTTCAGGGTCATTTGACATAGCTTTTATTACTTATAGCTATAATTTTTTAAATTCAATTTTTATTAGTGATTATAGCAAAATTTAAACTGTATTTTATCTATAATAATTTTATATTTTTCTTACTATAAAATCCGGAGTAAGAAAAATTAAATATAAATTTACTGATTATTTATAGTATAAGGTTCATCTAGCAAAGCATTTATATTTTTATTTAAAGATTCTTTTACGCTGTATTGTACGATATAAATCCCAGATATCCAAAACAATAAATTGAAAAAAAAGAAAACCATCATATCTGATGTTGTATAATTTTCACAATTACTATCGAATAACAAAGATACTCCAACTATTAACCATATAACATTCATTATATTGATACTGTAAATAATAACTCTAAGACTTAATCTATATATGTTAAGTTTATTTAATGAAAAATAAATAAAAATTAAAAGCGTAAGCATTATGGAAAAAATATTTTTTACAATTAACCATTTATATAAGTCAATATCGCTTTTATTATCTAAATTATTTCCACATAAAAGATATTCTTGATTAATTTCGCTAATTATAAACTCGATTGTTGGTATTAAAATAAGAAAAATAATTAATAAATTTTTAGTTATGTATTCACGGTCCATTTTTCTTTTTTATGAAACACCCTTTAACAAAATTCATTTTTATTTTATGTACTAATACACAATTTAATATTTATCATTTAACAGATAAAGGTTAAAAATATCTAATAAAATTAAAAATATATTAATTAATAAATGTTTAATAAAAGCGAGAAATATATTGAAAATAATTCATATTTACCTTTGTGTATGTTAATAGGAGTAGCCTTGATTTTATTCATTATATATAAATTTTTCGGAAATTTTATTGGGAAAATAAAAGAATATTGGACTAAAGATCCATTTATCTCTCTTTGTATTCTGTGTATTATTGCTATTATAGTTATAGGTGTTTATAAAATGTTATTTAGCAGTAATAAAGGAACTTGGTCAAGTTATTTTTTAATACCAAATACAAATAATTCAGAATATACACTCAAACAACCGCAAAAACAAGGTAGAGATAGTAAAGGCGAAATAGAATGTAGAAAAGTTTTAGAAGATTTATTTGGTACACCATTTGAAAAAGCTAGACCAGATTTTTTAAATAATCCAGTAACTGGTGGAAGTCAAAATTTAGAATTAGATTGCTATAGCCCATTACTTAAATTAGCAGTTGAATATAATGGGATTCAGCATTATAATTTTACACCATATTTCCATAAAAATAAAGAAGCTTTCCATAATCAAAAATACAGAGATGAACTTAAAAGACGAATGTGTATAGATAATATGATTACATTAATTGAGGTGCCATATACAGTGAAAATAGAAAACATCAAGAGTTATATAATAAAAGAATTATTAAAACATGGGTATGTCACTACACATTGATTTATTTATCTTTTCAGCAATTGTATAAATAAAAGGTGTTTTACCCTTTATTGTATTAAAAATTTTTATAGCTATTTTTTCTTCATTTATATAGTATTTATCTTTTTCTATTTCTTTTTCCCTTACATCAACAACTATATTGAAAATTTTTTCAATAAAAGGATGTTCAGTAAATAAAATTTTTAAATTTTCTCTATCTTTTTCATATAATATATTTTCTAATTTTTTAAGAATATTTTTTTCATCTACTGTAAGATACATTTATATTACTAATTAAAATCATGTTTTTAGAATATAATTTAAAGTTAAAATACTTTCTTAACCTGTTTTTAGGTTAAGAAAAATATGTATTCAAAATATATTTACTTTCTTCTTTCTTTTTCTTTCATTGAATCTCTTAATTTCAAAGATGGTGGAAGATCATATTCTTTTCTTTCAGGTAATTTATCATCGTCTTCGTCATGATCGTCTTTGTCTTTTTTATCTCTGTTGTCTCTGTTACCTCTTTGTTCTTTATTATCTTTGCGTTTATAACGTCTTCTATCTTCAGAATCAGACGAGCTAACACTTTCATCTTCTATGTCTTCATCTGAATCAGTAACTAAATCTTCTGGATCAATATCCTCGTCGTCGATAAAATTTTCGATTAGACCATAACCAAGAATATCAAAAACTTTTCTAATTTTCTTCTTATTTTTATCTCTCTTTTCAAATTCAAAATCTATTATTTTGAGTTTTCCATCAAATTTACGATGGAAAGAACAATGATTTAACTCCACCTTTGTCATTTCTTTTGCAGTTTGTGCAGATACATAATGCTCTAAATCAAGATCAAAAGTGCTCATATCATCCAATATATACCAATCAACTTTTTCTAACTGATCTTGTAAAAATTTAAGATTGTCTTCATTACCCTCTACTTTGATAAAATACATCCATGATTCCATTTCTTCCCCAGAAGTCTCCATTAAAACAGCATAATCTCCAACCATATTATGCGATGATTCGTGTAGTTCGATTGTCATTTTTATATATAATTTCAAGTTTTTTAAGTTAGTTTTCTGTATTTTCTGTCATATTACTTTCAAAAGAACTTACATGTGATAAATTACTAATATAACTATCATCTTCATTTACAATCGATATTTCTGGTATATTTTCAGTAGAATCATAATATGGATTTTCAGATTTTCCTATTAGAAAAGTAACAAGTCCTATATCTGCATGCGTTATTTTTATTCTACCAGCGTGAATAGCTAAATAATTTGCATTTCTTAATATATTTGTTATATACTGTTCTATGAAATACTGTAAAACTATAAATACATGTTTACTTATTTTAATAGGTTCATTATAGTTATTTGTTTGAAAAATTTCTCTAACAAACTTATCAAATGATGATTTTGAAAATATTAATAAATCACTAAATTTCTGTTGTTTTCTTATATTCCGCAAAGCAACAGTGCCACAATGAAATCTTCTATTTTTCTGTTTTATTGGGTTTTTATTTAATTTATTCAATAAAAATGGATGTATAAACGGTACTACTCCTCCTCCTAGTAAATTTATATTAAATTTTGTAAATAAATTATCAAGTTCTTTATCTGTTCTGATAACAATTTCAATATCTCGAACTGTTATCCTTACTCTTTTGTTATAAATACAATTATCACGTGCGAGAACGAGTATCTCATGCGTTATGTACTCCAAAACAGATGCTAAATAAACAGGGGCAGAAGTAGAAACCATAATTTTATAATAACCAAATTTTCTTAAAAATTTTTCAGCTAAAGAAGGTGGAAAAATTATACTAGCCTTGTCTTGTTTTGTATTTCCCGGCTTATTGTCTTTAAAATTAGAAACAGATTTATTACCTTCTAATATAGAATTATTTAATAATTCTCCAGATAAGGAAATTTTAATAGCACATGCAACTTCTTTTTCGGATATTGTTTTTTTATCCCGTAAAACACACATATTCATTCCTATTGATGATATTTTTTTAGCTATTATACATAATATACTATTTAACTGTTGTTTTGCATTTATTGTCATACTGCTTTTCTCGCAAATTTGTTTAAGTACCTTTAGTATATATATTTCAAAGAAATGGTTTTTCTTTTTTGTGAATATTTTATGATTATCCATTTACAATTATAAGCAAATGTTTTTAAGTTAAATTAAAATATTTATTATAAGATAAATGGTACTTAAAAGAATAAAATCAAAAAGACGAAAAACACCTTCTAAAAGACGAAAAAGTTATTCTAAAAGACCTGTATACAAAAGAAAATCAACTAGAAGACGTGTATCTAGAAGACGTGTATCTAGAAGACGTACACCTAAAAGACAATCAGTTAGACGAAAAATAATTTACTATATAGACGGTAAACCACCTCATAAATCAAAAAAAATATTATATAAAAATAAAAATAAAAACAAATCTCCAAAAATACCTAAAAAAGAAAATATTGAAATTCAAAAATTAAAAGAAGAAAGAGAACAGTTAGAACAAGAAAATAAAATAAAAACTATGGAGAAAGATAACTTAGAATTAAAGAAGAAAAACTTAGATTTAGAAAAAGATAAAAAGAAACTCGAAGAAAGTGTTAAAAAAGAAAATGAAAGTGAAAATACAGGAGGTAACACAAATAAATTTATGGAAGGTGTAAAAAATGTGTATAATGGTTTTGTTGAAATATTCAGTTAAAAGTTAGTATAATTTTATCATAATCAGTTTCTTAACCTATAATTAAGGTTAAGAAAATAAAGTAAAAATACATTATTGGTCAATGAATACTTCTTTAAATTTTTTCATTACTTTATCAGGTGAAAATTCTTTATAACAATTTAGATCTGTTTGTGCATACTTCTTCTTGTCAAATGTTGTAAGTATACTATATAATTCATCTTCTGTCTTGAAATAAATTCCTTTATCTCCAAGTATATCTAAATGACATCTATTCCAAACATATCCATTATATGCAATTATTGGCTTATTATTTACGCTAAATTCTCCAATAGATAATCCAAAAGTATGACCTAAATTAGAACATTCTAAATGAGCATCGCATGTTTGAATAAATTTATTCTTATCATCGTCATTTATTATTTTATCTAAGAATTTAACTTGATTATGATTATCAAATTGAGGAGTATTTATAAAAACAAAATATATATTATCAAACTCACGTACAACTTTTCTAATTGCTCTATACACTTCTTCAAGATTAAATGTATCCATACCTCCATATCTTCCAAAAACTATAGCATTTTCAGGTATTTTTAAAGAAGTTCTTAAATTATCTCCAGTTTTAGTAGGTTCTAAACCTATCATATGTGGTACATAAAGAGATTTTCCAAATTTATTTGCCAAAGTTTCAGAAACTCCCGCAAAAACATCTCCATGTGGTTCTGTTGCGTCAAAAACATAATGTACCACATTTTTTATATTTTTAAAAAGAAAACCATCGTTCTTACCATATTTTATATCATATAAAATATCATAACCATTTCTGTCAATAATATCCTGAATTTCTTGTTTATTATGTTCATCATAAAAATGTATTTTGAATCTATTATTGAACTTAACAAATGCAATGGTATCTGTTTTAGGATTGTTTATCCTCGTTAATATATAACTTTCATTATTAAGTATCTTTTCATTATAATGAGCATAATAATATAAGGCATTGCATGTACCTCTAACATCAATTTGGGTAGTATGAAAAAGTATTTTAACCATCTGTTTTATATAATAAAATACTCTTTTTAAACTGTTTCTTCATTATTTATATATTTTCTTAACATCAAATTCAGGTTAAAAAATTGATTTATATTTTATACTACTACAGAATTATTATATACATGAAAAGAAGCACAGGCGAAAATATAGCACTTTATAACTTATTAAAGTATGTTAAAAAAAATGATTTAGTAAATGTCAAAAATGTAATCGAGTCAGAAGATGGTAAATTAGTCATTAATTCTTTTTATAGTGATAATTATAATAATCCTCTTATATTAGCTTCAAAAAAAGGTTATATAGATATAATTGAGGTGTTGCTTAAAAATGGAGCTAACTTTAATTTAGAAGATAAAGAAGGTAACACCGCGATAGAATGTATTAATGCTAAAATACAATATTCAAATACAGAAACAATTAAAAATTTTATCGATTGTAAAAAAATGTTATTAGAGGCAGGGGCTATAATAGATAGACCAATTAAAGGTGAAAAAAGACAAAGATTATTAAACTTACCTATAAAATATAATAATATATATGATACAAAGAATGAATGTAAAAGTTGGGTATTTGGAAATATCCAAACGGAAACTTTTATTACAGATGTATTATTTATGATATGTGATAGATTTATTTATATACGACCGCTTGAAAAACTTGCAAACGCTGAATTTCAAATATTTTTTGGGTTTGGTGCAAATTGCTCAGGGTTTACAACTAATAGAATAGTACATATTAAAAAAGAATTTATATTCAATTATAATTATATATCAATAGGATTCTGTAATCAAAAAAAATATGATGAATTGTTTTGTAAATATAAAAGCGTTCTAAACGAAGGAACGATACTTAGATCAGCGCAAATAATTCAAAAGAATTGGAGACGTAAATTTCTAAATAATTAAAAAATTACTTATTAAATAAATGTACAAATATAGTCTTTATAATTTAGTTAAAGCTTATAACGATAACAGCGCTTTAGTTAATACATATTTCAATGAAAAACCGATCGAAGGTTACCATAGCAATAAAAAAGATCTTAAAATATTAGGTTTATGCATGGAAATGTTTATATTTATTTTATTTATATCAATATCAATATGGATATGGGCTTTAGTTGAATTAATGAAAAACTGGAATACTATACCTGACTGGGTTAAATTTGTAGGTGTGTTAGGTTTGCTAGGAGTAGTTACTGGCGTAGGCCCTATTGTAACTTTAATCGCAATCTATATCACAAAAAAATAATTAAATTATATTTAGATATAAATAAATGAGCTTACTAGGAATAATATCATCTGCAATAGGAGGTGTTGTATATTTTTATATGATAAAATTTGCATTATGGGTGTGGGCACTGGTTGAATTAATTAATAATTGGAATACTATGCAACAATGGGCTCAATTTATAGGTGTTTTAGGTTTAGTCAAAATACCCGGCGCAGGATCTGTTTTTAGTCTTGGCGGATCTATAATAACACTATGTGCAGTATATTTAACTAAAAATACTAAACCTATAGAGAAACCGACAGAGAAACCTACTCCTTAATAATTTATGACATTTTGAACTAATGATATAGTAATAATATTTATAAAAATTGATTTTTATTAAAAACAAATAATAAAAATTATAAACACATGTGCGCTATATTTGATAATTTTGATAATTATAATAATGAAATAGTTGAAGAACAAGACGATGAATCTCAGGATATTATAGAAATATACGATATTAATCAACCTGAACCTCAATTTGATAATGATTATTATCAAGAACAGATGGAAGAACAATATTACCAAAGAATGGATGAACAAGGCGATGAGCAATTATAATTAAAAACATTATTAATAATTTTTTCTTAACCTAAAATTAAGGTTAAGAAAAACATATTCACAAATCTTTATATTATTGTATAATTATAAAAATATATTGTATATAATAAAAATGAAGTCTCGAAAACGCAGTTATACACGTAAAAAAAGTAATAAAATACGTAGTCTTAGCAAAAGAAGTGTCAAAAGAAGTGTCAAAAGAAGTCGTAAAATACGTAGCAAAAGAAGTCGTAAATTACGAAACCATACACGTAGCAAACGAAGACGACGTAGCAAAAATAGTCATAATATTGATGGAAAACAATCACCAGAAGAAATAATTGAAAAATATGCTGAAAATAACGGATTAAGCTTTGATCAAGTTATAAAATATGTATATAATAATAAATTAATAGCAGGAACTATAATCGCATCGGCAGTTGCTTTATATTTAACCTCTAGTCTCCAATTTGATGTAAATTTACATCATATAAATTTTCTTAAGCTTAATTTTAGGTTAAGAAAAATACATGTCCAAAATCTGGAGACTAGAGGTTAAACAAATTCGAATTTATACCCTTTGTATTCTTCATCTGTGTCTACAAACTCATTTACTTTGTTTTTTCCTATTTTTAACTCATTGCATAGTTCTGATATAGATGCATATTTAGTCTCTGTACCATCAGATGAAATAACTTTTAAGCTTTTATGGGTATTCTCAGTAAATCTAATATGACTTAAATCATGAGTAGAAGTCCATTTACGAAGAGTTGTTCTTGTGGTATTAAAATATGTAGCAGCATCTTCTTTTGATTTACTTTTAAGTATTTTTTCTAGTTCTGCTTTAGTAGGTATCTTATCAATATTATGAGTTTTTTTTAACTTCTCAAGATTATTTTCAGTTATGTCAAGTTTTTCACATATTTCTTCTACAGTTTCAGTTTCTTTAACAACTTTAACTAAGTCTTTTTTATCAATTTTGCGTTCGTTTTTCTTAATTTCTTGGAATTTTAAATCATAACCAGATAACCATTTACGAATTATATGGTTTGATACATTATAATGATCTGCGACTTCTGTCTGCGTTCTGCCTTCACATTTTTTTAAAAGATCTTCTTTTGTTGGAGAATCATAATTATGATATTCTTTGATGTTAATTTCATGCTGTTTTAACCATTTAGATACTGGATTTGTAGATATGGCAAATGTTTTAGCAATATCTGATATATTTTTTGTTTTTAGCATGTTTAACAGATATTCTTTAGGGGGTGCTGTGAACTTTCCTGTGGTTGGTTCAATTTGAAGTTTCCATTCAGGTTCCTTTTTTTCTATATCAATATTTTTAAAGTTATTGATTTCTTTTTTTAACATGTCAATTTCTTTTTGTTTTAAAAGTTCAAGTTCTTTTTGTCTTTCTTCTTTGATTTCATCTATTTTTCTTCTAATTCTCCCTATAACTTTTATTATATCAAAGTCATATTCATCGGGATTATATCGTATCCAGTTTAGATCTGTAATATCTAATTCATTATTAACAAAATCCATTCTTTCTTTTTCATCAAATGGCTTTCTGTCAAAATGCCCAGACTCATCGCATTCTATAGCTATTTTATAATCTGTAAAATACATATCCAAATAATATTTTCCAACTTTATATTGATCTTCAAATTTCTCAGTTTTAAATGCGGTCGCGATATGAGATAGAGTTTGTTGTTCTTTTGTAAGACATTTTTTATTAGTAGTACTTATACCAAATTTTTTGAATAGATATAATATATCTGGCGAAATACGTTTGCGAGTTTTTATTAAAATTTCTGAAACACCGTCACGCGTGATAAGAATAGTTCGCGGATCTAATTCAGGATCTTTTACACCTGGATAATCTCTAAAAATAAGTTGATTGCATTTTGATACATTATTTTTAACAATCTCTGCAGGATTTCTGTATCCAATATGAGTACATATTTCAGAACCAACAAAGTATTCAAAACACATATAGTTACTTATATAAGAATAAGTAATTAATTGTCTAGTATCTTTTTCACTATCATTTATAAATATAATTTCAGCTTTATCATATTCCATTTTTATTATAAATAATATTTCTTTAAATCTATGTAGATTTTTTAAAAAAATCTAGATAGATTTTTAAATCGATGTCGAAATTATTTCGACATCAAATTATTTAACATTTCCTAAATTAATATCTATCCCCATGTTTTGAATCTTAATTTTATGGCAACCTATAGTCTATATATTTTGAACGCGCTTTTTTGATGATTCTGATTAACTTTATAAAAAAAAGTTAATCAGAATCATCAAAAATACGTTTAACTTTTCAGGTCATTTTTATATAAATAATCATATAAAAATATAAAAATACATTTCACCCTAAATATCAAGCTTCTCCTCTATTTCCTTGTGACACGTTCGTATAATCTTAAGGAAGTAGTAATAGCTATCTCTTGAGTATTTTGCATTAATTGAGGATAGGATACACCTTCCACTGTGAAAAACAAGGAAAGTATTCCATCTGTCCTTATTAAGCTTCTTAAGCTGGTCTTTTTCGGATAGATACTGTAGATACTCGTTGTACACAGTTATTTCTTCAGTCCATTTTTCGCCTATGTATGAAATCTTTTTAATTTCTAATTTCGCAATATCTAAATCGATTGGAATTTTTATGTTGACCCCCGTATAACCGAAACTTGTTTCAAGGAGTGAATGAAATTCTGTTTGTGTGCTCATATATCTAGATAGTTTTTCTCGATCTACATTGAAACCAAGGCTAAAATCAATGTTTCGCATAGCAGGTATAAACATAGTCTCTAAATGTGATCCACGTGAAAACTTATAAATAACGTTCTCCTGATCCTTAATTTGTTCCCAAATATATTTAACACAATCTTCAGCCTGTGAATCACGTTTAATACCTGTCAATTGTATCATTCCGTTGTTACACATCTTAAAATTAACAGGTTTATTATTTAATATCATTACAACTGTAAATGAGTTTCGAAACCACTTACTCTTTTTCTTTTTCGTCTGCGTTTTCTTTTGCTTAAGATCTACACCTCTCATTTTATTTTCGAATTTTAAAGTTACTATAGAGCCATGTATAACATCTTTGTTTTGTTCAACAACTTCAGTTTTCTTTTTTCTTCCACGTTTCTTAGGTATAACAGTATAGTCAATAACAGGTAAAAACTCAAATAACTTTTTAAGATCTAAAATAAGGTTAGTCATGGCTATGAAAGTTTTTGTAGAAACTTTAATATCTTCAAATTCCTGAAATGCAAGTTCTCTAGTAGGTTTATTTTCCACGTTTGTAGACGATAAGCTTATTTTTTCTACGATATTTGATGTTAATGGCCCAGCTGGATATTCAGATCCTTTTGTAGTACTGCTAAATGATGGGGTTAATGAAAGTTTTTCGGTTATTGTAATATTTTTTTCTTTTAATGATGGTATTAAATCCAGTGTGCTTTTTTTAAGATATGGCATTGCTTTTGTTTTCAAGTCTAAGATCATTTTTATAATTTAAAGAATTTGTCTTTAAATAATCAATTTTATTTTATAAAAAACGATTGTAATATTTTCAATAATTAACTTAAAAGTTTAAAATTAAATATTAAATGGAAAATAATTCAATCCCCCTTTTTAAAGTATATATGAATGAAGACATAGATATTGTTATGAATATTCTTAAATCTGGTATGATTACACAGGGTAAAAAAGTTGAAGAATTTGAAGAAAAACTTAAAACTTATTATAATTATCCTTATTTACTTACTTTAAATTCTGCTACATCTGGTTTAACACTAGCGTATCGATTATTAAATTTGAAACCAGGTATAGATAATGTAATTAGTACACCATTGACATGTTTTGCGACAAATGTTAGTATATTAGCTAATAATTTAGATATAATATGGGCTGATACAGATATAAATACATGTAATATTGATCTAGAAGATGTTAAAAGAAAAATAAATTCAAATACAAAAGCTCTATCATTTGTTCATTGGGGTGGTAATCCTGTTGATTTAAATAAAGTTGATGAATTAAAAAAATATGCATTAGATAAATATGAAACAGAATTATATGTTATAGAAGATTGTGCCCATGCATTTGGAGCTGAATTAAACTATAAAAAACTTGGCGCACATGGTAATATTTGTGTTTTTTCTTTACAAGCGATAAAACATCTAACATGCGGTGATGGCGGTTTAATATTTCTTCCTAATGAAGATATGTATAATCGAGCAAAACTATTAAGATGGTTTGGTATTGACAGAGAAAGAAGATCATTACCTGGTGCAGATTTTAGGTTAGAACCAGATATCCCAGAATATGGCTATAAATTTCATATGAATGACATTAATGCAAGTATAGGGCTTGCAAACCTTCCAAATATTGAAAATATACTTAGAAAATGCAGGGCAAATGCTAAATATTATAGTGAAAATTTAAAAAATTTAGGAAGTGTAAAACTATTTGATGAAGTTCAAAATACGAACCCGTCATACTGGATATATACTTTAAAAATTTTATATAATAGAAAGAATGATTTTATCCAATATATGAAGGATAAAGATATTGTTGTATCACAAGTACACGCACGTAATGATCGACATTCTTGTTTAAAAAATTATGTTTGTAATTTACCTAATTTAGATATATTGGAGTTACAGATAGTGTCAATACCTGTTGGTTGGTGGTTGTCGAAAGACCAATGTGAATACATTGTAAATTGTATAAAAGAATTTGATAATTCTGTTTATATAACAACTTTAAATACTGAAAAAAATTTAAATGAATATTCAAACCTTCTTTATCAAATGAATGGATATACCGATGAAAAACCATACGAATTAAGCATACTTGCACAAGAATCAATATATATAATGAAATTAAATAATAAGATTATTTCAACTGCAAAACTTCTTATAGAAGATAAACTATATCAATCAGTTGGTCATATTGAAGATGTTGTTACACATAATGATTATAGAAATAATGGTTACGGTAAGAATCTAATTAAACATTTGATTAATATTGCATTAACAAAAAATAATTGTTATAAAGTTATATTGAGTTGCGAAGAAAAATTAGACAAATTTTATACTAAATGTGGTATGTTGAAAACAGGATCTTCATTTAGTGTTTATAAATAAAAATTTATTATCTACAACCTCTAGTCTCCAGATTTTGGACATGTATTTTTTTTAACCTAAAATTAAGGTTAAGAAAATTTTTATGACGTAAATTTACATCAAAATGGAGACTAAAGGTTATTCTTTTTGATAATATTTAAATACCCTATGCCATCCGTAATGAGTATGTAGTGTGAATAACTCAGGTTTTTTAAAATAACATTGCAAAACTAAATGTTGATCATCGTCTGCTATTTTTAATTCATTCTGAAACCAATTTAATACTTCATGATATAATTTTTGATATTCTAATAATTTATCTTTATGTCCAAAAAAGAAAAAACCTCCTATTTTTTCCGGAGCATTTTGTAAAGTATAAATAACTCCAGTATCTCTTATATCAATTGGATTAATACATGTATAATTTATTGTATCTAAATTAAATCTATTTATATCCAATAATTTATTAGGAATATTTTGTTGTACTTTAAAGAATCCAAAATCAACCCATGTATAATAATTATAATTTAATTTGTTTGAATTAATCAGATACGATATTAAGTCTATTTTACAATGATTAATTAAAGTATATTCAGGATAATTGTGTTCTGGAAATAAGTTTCTACTACCTAATATAAATTTAAATGATTCTTCTTGCATAATTTGTCTTTCAGTTTCAATAGTTTTCCACATAGGAAGTTCATTCATAAAATTAGAATCTATTTCTATAAGATGTATTCTAGTATCTTCATTTAATTTTTCACTGAGTTTTTCTTTAAAATTTTTATCTATAAAAATAACCATCATATCATCTTCGCATGTATTTTTATTAAATAGTTTAATAAATGGTTCAAAATATATTAGATATTCATCAAATGCTCTTTGAAATTTGTTTTCCCACTTATTTCTACCAATATCATAATACAAAGTTACATAACATATACCGTTGTTCATTTTATTATATATTAACTAATCTTTATATAATTATTATTTAAAAATATATCAAATTATATAAAAATGAACAAAAATATTTTAATAACTGGCGGTTGCGGTTTTATAGGAAGTCATTTCGTAGAGCATATCTATCGAAAAACGAATTGGAATATAATAGTTATAGATAAACTAAACTATGCAAGTAATGGGTTAGAAAGAATCAGAGATTCAGGTTTTTTAAATAATTCGAGAATTAGAGTCTTTACTCTAGATTTGTCAACACCGTTATCAGAAGGTATAATTAAAGAGCTTGGGCCAGATATTAATTATATAGTTCATATGGCAGCCGAAACACATGTTGATAATTCAATAAAAGATCCAATTCCATTTATTATGAATAATATTTCAAGTACTTTGACAATATTAGAGTTTGCAAGAATTTGTAAGAATTTAGAAAAGATTTTTTATTTTAGTACCGACGAGGTATACGGTTCAGCTCCAAATGAAATTTCATATAAAGAGACAGATAGACATAATCCTACGAATCCATATTCAGCATCTAAATCTGCAGCGGAACAATTATGCGTTGCATATCAGAATACATATGGTATACCTTTAGTAATGGTAAATGTTATGAATGCATTTGGGGAAAGACAACACGTAGAAAAATTTATACCTAAATGTATAAAAGCTATATTAAACGGTGAAAAGATATATATCCATTCAGATAAAACATGTAAAATTCCTGGTAGTAGATTTTATATACATGCTCGAAATATAGCTTCTGCTGTGTTTTTCCTCATAAGCAAAGGTACTATTGGAGAATTATATCATATAACAGGTGAAAAAGAGGTTGATAATTTAGAAATGGCGCAATTTATATCAAAAGTGTTAAAGAAGGAACTTAAATATGAATTAGTCGATTTCCATTCTGATAGACCTGGACATGATGAGAGATATGCATTAGATGGAAGTAAGTTATTTTCAATCGGATGGAAATTACCTATAGATTTTGATAAATCTCTTGAAAAAACAATTTTATGGACTATTGAGAATCAGAAATGGTTAGAACAATAAAAACAAGTCCCTATTTTGATGTAAATTTATGTAATAGAAATTTTCTTAATCTCTAGGCTCCATTTTGACATAAATTTTCTTAACCTTAATTTTAGGTTAAGAAAGATACAGATTAAAAATTTTGAGAATAAAAGTTAACCTCTAGTCTCCAGATTCTGGACATATGTTTTCTTAAACTAAAATTAAGGTTAACCTTTAGTCTTCAAAATCATATAAATTTACGTCACAAAATTTTTCTTAACATGTATTTTAGGTTAAGAAAAACTATAATCCAAATTCTGGAGACTAAAGGTTAAGAAATTTTTATGACGCAAATTTACATCAAAATGGAGACTAGATGTTAAGAAAATTTATAAAAATATTACTATTGTTTTCCTACAAATAATATGGATTATTATTTGTACCTCCTGCTCCTTTTATATGTAAAAATGGAATTAAATTTAATTCAGGTATACTTTCTACAAACATTGTTAATACATGTTCGATAGGTTCTTTACTATCACGATATAACCATAATTTTTGATGTTCTATAAATAAATTTAATGCATCTTTTTTAATACTATAAACACATGAAAAAACAATAATTCCAAGTCTTCCGTCACCATAAATAGGTCTAAATGTAGTTTCTTTTGTAAAATTATTAATATCAAAATTTGATGTCAATATATTTCTTGCCGCAATTTTTAATATTGTATTAAAATCTTTATTTTTTATTAAACTTAAAAAATGCGTTGTTACATACATTTCGCCTAATCCTTTATTAATTTTTTGAATATTAGAATAATAATCATTTTTAACATCGTTTTTATATTGAATTATATAATCACAATATTTAGCCATGTTTAAAAGTTTATCTTCTGGAAAAAATTTAGATTGTTCTAATAGAATAATTTTAGAATTGGGTATATTCATAATTATGCTTTTTAATGTTTCAATTATTTGTTCATATCTCTCTTCTGCTGAAAATAAACTTCTCGAATGATATCCATCTAAACAATTATTTGAAACGTAAACTATACCAGATACAATAACAACAATATCATTTTCATCAAAAATTATGTCTTCATCTTTAACTTTTGTGGAATCAAGAATAATTCCATCTTTATATTCATCAACAAATATTTTTTCATTTAGACAAATAGGGGTGACACATCCTAAATCAAAATCTAATTGTATAGCTTTATAAATATTAGATCTATTAACTCCAACTTTCTCTTTTCTTGTTACAGAAGTATTTGTGTCAGTTATATCTATAAATAAGTTAAACCACCATCCTCTATTATCATTTATTTTTTTTACTAATATACTAGTAGAACTTAAAATGCTATATTCAAATATATCACAATAAGGATTTGAACTTGTTTTTATTATTATATTACTCATTATTAATATAATAAAAATAACCTTTAAACTAATATTTTCTTAACCTCTAGTATCCAATTTGATGTAAATTTACATCAAATTGGATACTAGATAGAGTTTTTTATAATATCCGCATTTTATAAAATATACTTAAAGATTTTATTTAATATGATAAATGAAATATTCATATGTTAGTAATAACTGTCTTGCCCAAATAATATATTTTTCAGAATCAAGAGAATATGATTCACCTTTTATAGGATCAATTTTCCTTAATGACTATCAATATGTTAAACTATGTAAAAATTATGAGTATTACTTATCTTTAAAACCTGTATTTGGAGAACCAAAAAGAGATTCTGTGTGGGATAAACAAAATAATGGTATATGGTACAAACACATAGAAATAATACCTGGGTATCGTGTAATGTTTCTAGATGATATTGAAATACATTGGATACATGAAAATGATATAAATTTATTATTAGAAAAATATAATAGACGCATACAAAGATATAAAAAAAATGTGTTAACTCCATTATTTATGTTATCTTTTAGCGACTTGTGTAATGATCACTCACAAGATGATTATAACAAATTAGTAGATGATTTTACCAGTATTGAGAATAGTATATATTTAACCAAATACAAAGACGATATAAAAGACCGATATAATGTCTTTTTAATAAAGGATTGGATTCCTACTGTAAACGATCGTAATTATAGTCATATATATAAATTTCACAGTATATCAAAAAGAGAAGAGTATTTTAAGGTTATAATTAGAAATAAACTTAGCGATATAAGTTTAAAATATTCAATAATCATGCCACTTAAAATAAATACTTTAAATTCTTTTAAAATTTTTACAGAAATCAGCTTACCTTTGTATAATAAATTTTTAGAGACTGAATATATAGACTATTTTTATATTATCTGCCCAGATACTGATATACCTGCAATTTCTAAATACACTGATAAATATCCTAATATTCCTTTTAAAGTTATACCAGAGTCTCTTATATTACACGAAAATATGGGATCTGTAGACGGGTGGTTAAAACAACAGATTATTAAACTTAGCATATCTTCTGTAATTAAAACTAAACATTATCTTATTCTAGATAGTGATTTATATCTAAATCAACCATTCGTATATAAAGATTTATTTAATGAATGTAAAATAAAATATAGTTATGAACCTTGGCAAACTGAAAATGGAAAATTATATTCAACAAATTCTAAATGGTGGGAAAGTTCATGTAATATACTAAGTTACCAAATAAATAATTTACATGGTCAAAAAGAATTAATGGGTGTTACTCCTCAAACAATGATAACTCAAAAAGTTATTGATTTACTTATGTATATTAAAAAGATGCATGGTAAAAATTGGCAAAAAACTATATGCGACATGAAATTTACAGAATATACATTATATTGGATTTTTTTATTAATGAATAATGATACGAGTTTATATACAATATCTGGCAAAGCGTTGTGGAAACATGATTTAACTAGAAACATTTTACATTACCATTCCGAAGATGAACAAAAAAATATCATAACAAGATCAATATGTGATAGAGATACCTATTTTTCAGTAATACAATCTTATCTACCTGTGAATATTGATGTTATGAAAATGCAGATATTTAAAAACAACAAGAAAGAATATGATGCTATATTTTTAATTTCATCTACGGTAACCCCAACACAACTTAAATTCTTCAGTGTTGAAGAAAGATATTTACAAACATTAGAAACAGTCAAAAGCGCGCGTAAATATTTTCCAAATTCTTTATGTATTCTAATAGAAGGATCTATATTGAGTGACAAACATAAGAATGAACTTATTAAAAATTTCGATCATATACTAGAATTTGGCGAAAACGAAGAAGTATTAGCTTATACACGTAATATAATAAATATCGGACATGGTGAACAAAAACTTTTAGAAAAGGGTATTGAATTCATACAAAATAATATTTTATCTTGGTGTACAACTAAGTTTATTTTTAAACTTGGCGCAAGATATGTTTTAAGTAATAAGTTTAATATTTTAAATTATAATGAAAATAAATATAATTTCTACGAAGAATTTGATGTTAATGGTAAAAGTCTTGAGGTTTATACAACAGGATTATATAGTATTCCGATTAATCTATTAGATATTTTTAAGACATGTCTGATAAATGTTCATAAACACTTATCTGTTGATACAGACATGATTGAAAGATATTTCTATGAACATATTCCAAAAGAAGAAGTTAACATAGTTAAAATATTAGGTTTAGAAGGAAGGCTTAATTATAATGGAACATTTTTCTCAAAATAATATTTAAAGTTTTAACATATATTAGTAAATGATATATATTATTGGTATAAATGGATTTATTGGAAAAAATATATATTTGTATCTTAAACAGAATAATATTACTGTAACATGTTTAAGTCATACAGATATTGAATTATTAAGATTGGGTTTAAATGAATCTGATACAATTATTAATTGTTGTGGAATTAATAGAGCAAATACATATGAAGAATATCTTGAAGGAAATGTTGAATTTGTACAGAAATTAATTGATATAACAGATAAAAAACCATTTATTTTACATCTATCGTCGAGTATGACTAATGGTTTTGTAAATGAAAATATAAATAAATATCAAGAGTATTTTATTAAAACTAAATTGTTAGCTGATAAAATATTATCTGATAAATATCCAAAAGACAAATTATGTATTATAAAACCATCAAATATATATGGTTATGATTGTTTACCTTATAAAAATAATATATTAGTAACATTAGTATATGAAAAAATTATAAAAGAATATAAAACTAATAATATCAATAGAAATTGTGTTAGAAACTTTTTAAGTATTAAAAGCTTGTGTTCTGAAATTTTTAATATAATTACTACTAAAACTACTGGAGTTTATAATATTTTATCAAATAATAATGTAAGTTTAGAATTTATTTTAGATTGTATATATGAAAAAGAGATTCCATCAGAAATTAATATTTTAGATAATGAATACAATTGTTTTAATAATGGCAGTAATAATATTATTATTCAAGAAGATATACATACAAATATTAAAGATTTAGAAAATAATATAAGAAATTATATTAATATTCAAAACTTGATATTTATTAAACCGATCAATAAACTAGTACAAGAGAGAGGAGAAATGATAGAAATAAGTAATTTAAATTCAAATAGACTTTATATGATTAGTATTAATTATAACTGTCAAAGAGGTAATCATTATCATCTTAAACAAATAGAACATTTTTATACTTTAAAAGGACGTGTAATATATTTATTGTATCATAAAGATTTTAAAGATATAATACTGTTTAAAATATTAGATTCTAAGTCTTTGCTTGTAGTTAAACCATTGGTTATTCACACGCTCTTAAATGATTTTTTATCAAATAAATGTGAAATATTAGTATCGTCTACACAAGAATATATTGAAAATACAATTCCAGATACAATATATGTTTAAAATTAGATATCATAAAAATTTATACTTTATTCTGCTAGCAATAACATTATTAAATATATCTCAGTATGAAAATGTTATTGGCGAAAAATATTCACTCCAGATTTTGGGCATGTATTTTTCTTAACTTAAAATTAAGGTTAAGAAAATTTTAATTATGCAAATTTACGTCAGAATGGAAACTATATGTTATTTATTATAGATAATTTTAGTTTTTCAATTTCATATACATTTGTGATACAAGTAGATATTATTTTATTATATAATTCATATATATTATATTTCTGTCTATAATTACCATAAAATTGTAATGAATTTTCACTGCGAAAACAGTTAGTATTTACAATTCTATTATTAGATATTTCAATATTTCCTTTTTCTAATATCCATTTTAAAGTTTGATGCGAACACATTTCATTTATGATATTATCTCCAGTAATAAACATCTCATCAAATTTAGTAAATCTATTCGCATACCAATTGTCCATTACATATGGAGTTGTAATACAAAATGTATCATCAGGCCAACCAAAACATGCTCCGTATTCAAAATATACTTTGCCATCTAAGCACGATTTCCAGTCTGGAGAGTTGAAATAACAAAGATCAAATCTAGTTTTCACAACCAAATCATATGTTACATTGTTTTCTGTTTCATATTTTTTTCTTGTTTCATTACATAAATGAAGTTTTCTCAAATGATCATATGTTCTAGCGCCAATTGGTATGGTAATACTATTTTTATCCGAACTTTCAGGTTGTTGTAGATGGTAGTTGCTTAAATGTTTGTACTTTTCCGAGTCTTTTATAATAATTGGCAGAGTTTCAGTTCTATCTTCTATTATTAATACTTTAACATTTAAACCATCAAATAGACTTTTAATTTCATTTTCTGATAAGAACATATCCTGTTTTTCAGCTGTTGCTTCATACAAATTTTGATTATATGTATGAATAAAAATGTGATACTCATTACTTTTATCTTGTAATATCTGTTCAATAAAACTTTTTTTAGTGTATTCCCAAGTTCTGACAAATCCAGAAATACATATTGCTATTTTCATTTATATTATATATTTACATGTTTTAAATATATAATTAGAATATGTATTTTTTATGAAGATTTAGATGATAAACTAATTTTTTATCTCATCTATTATAAAATCATTTAAGTCTGTAACACTTGTTAGGCTGTTAAATTCACTAGTTAAAAATGTTACAGGTCTATCTATCATTTTAAAATATGTTGGTTTGATAATATAATAAGATTCTGTTTCAATTGTTCGAAGACTCTCTGTTTGCGAAATTAATGTTTCATGTATTTTTTCGCCTGGTCTTATACCTATTATTTTAACAGGAAGTTCATATACTTTAGAAAAATAATTTGCAATATCAATAATTTTATAAGAAAATATATTTTTAGGAATTACTGTGTCTCCTGAATTTCCATGTAATATAGAATATTCGATTAAGTCTACGCTATTATCTAATGACATAAAATATCTTGTCATACTAGAATCCGTAACTGGAATAAATTTAGTATTAGTATCTGTTACTAATTTTTTATAAAATGGGAGTAAACTCCCATTTGATGATAATACATTTCCATAACGTACATTTATAAACTTAGGAGTTAATAAAAACTGAGTCTTTTCTATCATAATTCTTTCAGATACAGATTTACACATACCATATGTATTTACCGGTGCACAAGCCTTATCAGTGCTAACAAATAACACAGTCTCGACAAATGAAATAGTTCCTATCATAGAATATGTAGTTATTATATTTACAATATTCCTAATACCATCAATATTTGTATTTATGCATTCATTAATATTATTTTCACATATATCAATATGTTTCAAGGCTGCCGCGATTATTATTATATTAGGTTTATACTTAAATATGCATATTTCAATTCGTTCTTTATCTCGAATATCTCCTATGAAAAAGGTTAAATTATCATTATTATATTTTTGTTTCATTGCCCATTGATTATTTTCACTTCTTGAATATATTATAATATTATTTGTATCAATGTATCTAGTTGTTAAAGCATTTCCAAGAGAACCAGTTCCTCCTATTATAAGAATTTTTTTATTATATATCATTTTATTTATATCTAATCAATAATTCTATAAATTAATTTATAGAATTATTGATTAGATATAAATAATTCATTTACCACTATTTAACCGCTAGTCTCTAGATTTTAAACTCATGTTTTTCTTAACCCAAAATTAAGGTTAAGAAAATTTCTATGACGTAAATTTACATCAAAATGGAGACTAGGGGTTAAGAAAATTTGTATGACTTATATTTAGATATTTTTTTCAATAAATATTAATCCATCAACTTCTGATAGTATTTTTATTTTATCTTTGTGCTTATTCATGAAAAACTGAACATTATTATTAACAGCTAATATACCTCCATTATTTAATAGCTTAAATGATGCTACTATATTAGTATAATATTCTATAGAATTTTGAATATTTATATATATAAAACTAAAACTATAAGACTCTTTGATCATGTCTAATAAGATATCTGTTATATCTCCATTTCTTGTCAGAATGTTATTGTTTGTAATTTTGATTTGACTTTCAACTGATATTAGTTTTGATTTTGGCAATCTATTTACAAATTCATTCGAAAATAAACCACCTACTTCAAGAAGATTTATATTTTTATCTTGATTTTTCCACTTAACGTAATCTAATATACTTGAAAATGTATTTATTGTTATATTTGAAGGTTTATTAGGTGTTTGAATAGATAGTTTATTAGGTAATAACTTTAAATTCGGTAGTAAATATTCTTTTAATAATATATTTGCTCTATTTTTCCAACTATTTTCAGAAACCCATTTATAATTCTTTTCAACCAATCTACGCCGTAGTTCAATATTGTCTATGCTTTCAAAAACTATTTTCAATGCTTCATTTTGAAAATCAAGATCATAAAAATCTCCATTTAGTAAAATACCTCTATCTCCTACTGTGTATTTCAACGCAGCTAAATCAGTTGTTATCGCAAATGTTTTTGTTATAGCAGCTTCAAGAGCAGTATGACAAAATGTTTCTTTATAAGTACATGGATAAAACCATATATCTGATTCTTTCCAATTTTTATAAAGAAGTTCTTTACTTGTCCATCCATGATATTTTAAAGAATCATTTATAGGTCTAATATTTTTATATTTACTTAATAACTCTTTTATTTCTTTCATTTCAATAGGTCTCATATTGTTCGACCACCATCCGTCTACATCCGAATGAATATGTAAAATAGAACCTGGATATCTTTCTAATATTCTAGGCCACATCTGTAACAAAGGAAGCAACCCTCTTATTGGAAATGAAGAATATATAAAAACAAAAGATGATGTTTTTTGTTTTTTATCATATACATCTAATACTCTGTCAATTCCGTATCCAAATGGTTTAACAATATCTTTTAATGTAGGATATATTTCAGAAAAATATTCACAATGCCATGTAGATAAACAAAATATATTTTTTAATTTTAAGTCAGTTGGTATAACATTTCCTGTAAAATCTAAATCATGTGCAATCATATATATATTTTCAACATTACTTTTTATAGTTATAGGCAAATACTCGGAATATCTACCTATAATACAAGTATGAATATTATTTTCAAATATAAACGAGAAGTATTCTGATAAATTTCTATATTCTACCCCTTCAAATGTATCATTTTCGGAACATCTGCAAAATACAATAACTTGAAATTCCCCACTTGCCTGTATATGTCTGCTTATTTCAATAGTAAATGTTTCCGACCCTCCAACACCTTTATTAAGAATATCTTTGCCGGTCCAATTATCAAATCCTCCATCTGCCATAAAAACAAGTAATGGTTTAGAATAATTACTTTTTCTATTGATATTTTTGGGAGTAAGTAATAAAATATTAAATATATCATTCCACGATTTAACAGTTTTATAATCCATTTCACTAAAACATTCTTTAAATGGAATAACTCCTTGTAAATAACTTTTATTTTTTTCAAGAAATACATCTGTGCATTTTTTACCAGTTATATAATCATTATGAATATATGATAAATGAGCAAGAAATTTAGGGAGAAAATAAAAATGCAAACTAGGTTTTAAACTGTATTGACAATGTTCTGGATATCCCAATTCAAAACATTTTTTCATATAATCATACGCAATCTTTTTATTCTTCATTTCATTTTCAGTTTCTAAATAATAATGGATTCCAAGAAAATATAAGGCATCAGAACGTGTTTTATCCATTTCAAAAGATTTTAAGTATAGTTTTTCACATTCTTCCCATGGTTTATTAAGATGAAAATTACACATTCTTGCAGATTCGAAACATGCATCTATTTTTTCTTGTAAAAAGCCTTCAACTGGGTGGTTAACTCTTTTTAAATAATATTCTAAGGCGAGTTCTTGTTTATCAAGTAAATTATATGTTTGTCCTATATAGTAAAGAGACCGTGGGTCATCTGGATCGTCTTCTAATTCCTGAAATAATACTTCAATATCATATAATTTTCTATCCATTGTTCTATTTTGCATATAGTCAGAACGATAATCAAATATAGTTGAATGTATATATGGGACTATTACATTTATATTATTAACTGGTGTTATAACTTCATGTATTTTATAAATATATCTTAATCCAGTTTCAGATTTTATAATTCTATTTGAAGTATAACAGACATCATCACTTCTTATAAACAAACTAAACGTGTCTGAAAATTGATCACCTCTTACTGTATTTAAAAATTTTCTTAAATCACCATCTACTATGTATGTATCGTCTAACATCAATAAAAATTTACATTCTTTTCCCGCAAGATCTAAACATCTATTTCGACTATCTTTAAAATTTATAAAAGGTTCTCTGTATAAACATCCTTTTTTCTTACCTACTAATACCTTATTAATTATATCTATTGTATTATCAGTGCTTCCGGTATCTAAAATAGTCCATCTATCTATTATCGGTAAATTTTTAGTAAGAATTTCTTCAAAATTGTCCCCTGCATTTTTAACTATCATTGTATAATGAATCAAATTGTCGTAATTCAAAGTATAATCATCATCTTCAATATAATAAAGAAATTCTTTATTAAAAGAATAGTATAAATTTAAAGGAATATAAATATAAAAATCTGTATTATTAAGCTTGTACATATGTTTATTTTTTTTTGTTTGATCCGAATCCGTCATGAATATTATCACTGATTCTGGAAATTCGGTAATTGTATTTATATAAGATACTTTGTTATTGAAAAATATAATATCTCGTTTTACATAATTTCCAAGATTTGAAGGATCTATTACGTTAATGTTTAATTTTTTATGATTATATATATTTATAATAATATTATCATTTTGCGTATCTATAGTGTTATGAATAAATACATTATTGAAAAAATTAGCACATTTAATAGGTATATAACCACCGTGTGTTATATTAAAAAAATCTATACTTGGTTTTGTATCAAACAATAGAGATAGTTCTTTTAAAAGAGAAATCATTCTCTCAAATAAACCTAATGAATCTAATATATTCAAATTATTGAATTCATCATGAGGAACATTATTAAATTCCTCGTTGCTTACCTTAAAATCTTCTTTGTTAATTTTTATAATTTTACTCATTTTTAATAAAATATGTTTGTGTTTAAATAATATACAGCGTTATTTTATAAAATATATAGTTAATAATTACAATATGTTTCTAACATTGTATTTAAAATAGTTTATTAAGCTTAATTTATGGTTAAGAAAACTTACTTAGTATAATTTTTAGCAATTTTATCGTTAGATTCTAAACTAAAACTAGTTTAAAAATAACATAAATTATTAAATAAATGAGCATTAGATTACTATTTGATATTCAAAGAGTTATATTTACAATGACTATTATTTTAAGTGGTGTATACTTTGTTTTATACTTGATAAAAGAGATTTTATATTTATTTAAGAAAGAAGATAAAAATAAGGATGTAATTGAGATCACGTCGGACAAAATTAAATACAGAACTAAAAAAATAAGGAAAACTCCAAAAATAGAAAAAAGGAGAAATAAAAGGGAAAGTAAAAGAATAAAGTAAAATAATTAAAAAGATTTTTCTTAACCTTATATTATGGTTAAGAAAATATATAAATAATATTAAATAATGTGTATGATATTTCCATTGTAAAAAGTATTATGTTTATCTTTTGCATATCCAAAACCTAAATCTTCAAAACTGTCAATATCAACCTGTAATTCTGTACCATTCCATGTAACATAATTACTATGTTTTTTATAAGAAATAGAATTATCTATTTGCGTTTTTTGCATTAGATCGTTATTTTTGTGAGTAACAACGGCATTAGTATGTGAAAACAGATTACCCATTTATATGTTTAAATTTTTAAATTTTTATTTTTAAATAATAAATGTCATTTCTAGATAATCCAACTTTTTATGTTTCAATATTTTCAAGTGTTTGTTTGCTCGCAAGCGAACTTTTACCTTTTATACCTATAGAAGGAAACGGAATTCTGCATACTATTTTAAAATACTTAAGTTCTTTTAAGAAAAATATAGAAGATGCGAAAAATAACGCAGATGAAATAAAAACTATAATATCAAAACTCGATGATATAAATCACAAACTAGGAAATAGTTTAAAACCAAGCCAAACAGTGTAAGTCTTCATATACTTTACCGTATAATTGATTATGATCTGTGCTGTCTTTTTCGCCAATTTTATAATCTATTATTTGTGATATCTCTTTTTGCGCAATTATTTTATCTTCAAATGGAAGTTCTTTGAATATTTTTATAATTTCGTCTATATTGGAGTTAGTTTTAGAGTTAATTTTAGAGTTAATTTTAGAGTTCATTTTGTATTTTTATATATATTAAATATATAAAAATCATTTTTATTTACCGATGTTAAAATTAGATATTAACTTTCTTATTATATAAGTCATTTATGTACATTCCTTGTGCTAATGGATTTATACTATTCACATTATCTAACTCTTCAGATGGTATAGTAAAAATATTATTACATTTATTTACATTATCTATTATTAATACTTGTGTATTTTCATTATACTTATAATCATCTTGTAAGTTTACATTTATTGTCGCAAATATCTGCTCAGGCGATTCTAATTTCATTTTAGAATATTCTTTGTTTTTAACTTTCATTCTAGCTTCAATTATTTCATATAATATTCCTTCTATATTTTTAGCTAGAACATACATTGAACATAACAATTTTTCAAAATGTATATTTTTTGGTATACAAAACTTAGTTATTTTATTTAAAGATTCATATAAACTTCTTCTAAATATACCTACTGCATTTTCACGCGTTTCAGATTTCATATACTCTGGTCTAACCATTCGTGCTGAGTCTATAATCTCCTTTAATATATAAATATTATAGAATTGATTTGTTATTTCATATTCTATTTTAACCCATTCAGTTAGAAACATCTCATAGGATTTTTGTATATTTGAATAATCTTGAGGTTCAAGTGGAAGAATAATGAGAGATTGTAGCAAATCTAAACAATAATAGTCGTATTCTTCAAATAACTTTGATACATTATTATAATTTTGCAAAGCATTTACAACATGATCAACTGCTCCTTTTTTAACGCCTTCGTCCCATCCGCTTTCCCAATCAATATTTAAAGGAGCAAATATATTCCTTACAATTCTTCTGAATTTTTTAGATTTTTTAGTTCGCCGTTTATTTTTGATTTCATCTGAAACAGTAACTAAAAATAATTTTGGATCAGAAACCCAATCAAACCTGTCAGAAATAAAACCTACATCTGTATGACATAAACTTGTATACAAAGGACTATCATCTATATCAGAAATATATGAAAATCCGTAATCAATTATAACACAATAATATCCTAGTGTTGGTACACAAAAATGGTTATCTTCGTCAAGTTTATATAAGAATACAAGATCTTTATTACATTTTTTTACCATAACATTATTAGAATGAAGATCATAATGAGTAAATTTCTTTTCTTTTTGAGCAATACATATAGCCATAAGAACTTGTTTTACAATAGAATATAGGTTATCTTCATGTACATTTTTGGATTTTATATAATTATAAAATTTTGAACTATTATTTACATATTCACATAATAATATTTCTTTTTCAATTGGATATTTACTTGTTATAATAAATGGATTATCTGCTTTTTTAAACCTAGGTTCTATAGGAACTTTTAAAACTCCATATCCTTTAAGAAAATGCGGGCAATAACTACATATATTTTTTAAACCTTGCATAATAATCATTTCATGATATGCTAGATGATTTGTATATTGTGATAATTTAAACACAAACATGTCTTCAGAATCATCTTTAGAAATTATTTGTAAATTCTCTTCTAATGTACATAAAATTCTATCATCACCTTCTATTTGTATATGATATGAATTATCGTTATGGTCAATGTCAATTATTTTCACGTTTATATCTCGTTTTTTGTAATAGACAGTATCTCCAACTTTAAAAACATTTTTTTTCTTGAATAAACCAACAGCACCTTGTTTTCCTTGGTTGTTAAAATATTTATCAAAGACAAGCCAGTCAGACCATTTTTTATTTTTATTTTCTTCAAAATATTCTAAAAGTTTATGATATTTATTCATCCTATGATTTTGTAATTATTTTTAAACATTTAAATCATAATTTATTATTAAAAAATTAATTTTAAACTATTTACAAGTTTAAAATTATAATTTTTACACTTTTTACACTTTTTTACGCGTTTACACTAATACCCTAATTAGATACTTATTATCTCTGCTTTTATAGTTATTATTTATTCTTTGTATTTGTTCATTTGAATATTTTATTAATTCAGCGACACTGTCTGCAAATTTATCTGTTTTTCTATCATCCATAAGTATTTGAAATAAATCATTCATTACATTCAGATACATATTTAAAATATGGTATATTTCGTTTTCTCTTTTTTCTTTTTTAATTCTCTTTTTAAGAATATCTCTCCATTTCTTATCATCTATGTCACTAGTTAGATACTTAATTCCTAATTCAGAATTATCTATTGCGTCTAAATTAACTGGTAAATTTGGTAAATTGAAAGCTCTAATATGTTCCATAACCCTGTAATATTCAAGGCATTCATTTCTACGAGAATCTCCAAATAATGCGCTACTAATTCTATAAAAATCAATAACACCACCACATGGATCATCTCCAACATCACGAGGTACTACCCCATTATTTATACGTCTCATATATTCGTAATATTCAGGACTTGTATTACGATTATTTGAAATAATCTCTCCTGTTTTCCAGTTAAAACCAGTATTACAACAAGGAGTAAACATATGATCACATCCTGTGAACCGTATAATTGGGGTTCCACATTTAGGACATGGTTTTGTATCTTTTTTAAGCATTTCCATGGTTGCTTTTTCGGATTCATTACATACATGCTCTTCATCTGTTCTTCCATTTTTCTTCGCATTGCAATCCGAACAGAAGAAATCGTCGCATAATCCACACTTCCATGCAGTTGTGAGAAACCCTTTACAGTCTGCGTTTGGGCATTTCTTTACAAATATCGTACGTTCCTTTTTCACTTCATATCTTATATTATTAACTACATTAGGTGTATATATTTCTCCTTCATATATTTTATACAATTCAGAAGCAATATCTGTGTACCGCTTATTTAAATCAAGTTTTTTTTTAATAAGTTCAATAGCATTTAACTTACATTCGCTCATTTCTGGTTTATTTTGTCTTCTATTTTTTGGTTTAAAGAACTTTGTAAAAAAAGCTTTAGATGTAAATTCCATTATCTGTTCTATTGTAAACTCGTCGTTGTCGCACACAGCGCATTTAGTATCGTTTAGAAGAAGACAGAACGAAGTACAACTTCTGCATTTTATTAATTTGCATTTTGTGCATTTAAAATTAAAACTATATGCTGCCTCATCATCGCAAAGTGAACATCGCGTTCTAGAATTTGTTAACCATCTTCGACATAACGTATACACAAAATAGTTTATTTTTTTTGTAAATTGATCTGTTTTTGTTATATTAAATTTAGAGTATGCATAAGAAAGTAAAATTTTTGCATTACTAAATCCCATGCCAATTTCTTCTAATATTCCTAATCGAAGTTTGTATTCTTCTTTAAATTTTCTTTCTCTAATTATAGCATTTGCTTGTTCTTGCCATTGTGGCAGTTGTCCTTTTATCATTTCTATTCTCAAATCTGTCGTATAATTTTTATAATCATTGAATGCTTTTTGTGTAATATTACTCTCAACAAAATTGTCTGACAAGTCTTTTTTACATCCAAGACTCATACATGTTGGATTAAGCCCCGAGTTCATCAAATGAACTTTGAAACATTCTCTACAGCATTCCATTTTGCATTTATCAATAGGGCATATTACTTTTTTGCGATTGCTTTTGTTAATAAACTCACAACAAATTGAACATTCTTCTTTATTCTGTTTATTAACTACCATATCCGTTTTCATATACTCAGACATTCCTATTCTTTGCTCCGGAACTTAAAAGAAAAAATCAATTTTAAAAATTTTTTATTCTACTTTCATTAAATAAATGAACAGAGTAAGTAATTATGAAACTGCAAAAACTGTATGTGCAACAGAGAAAAAAAGCCAACAGTTTAGTAAAAATGCAATAGTAAATACAGGACAAGTTAAAGTATCAAAATGTCCGAGAAAAAATTACTTTAAAGAACAAAAAGAAGAAGACTATACATTTCTTTCAGGTACAGTTAGACCACCGTATGAAAGTAAAAGAGATTTTGAATTACAAGGAGTTACTTAACATCTAATCTCAAGATTTCCAACACATATTTTTCTTAACCTAAAATTAAGGTTAAGAAAATTTTTGCACCATAAATTTAGATCAAAATGGAGACTAGTATGTTATCTATTTTATGAAAATGTAAATAAATATAAAGTATTATTCACATCAGCTAGTATCTCATCTCGAATGTTTAATAAATCTGTAGAAGATTCATTTATATGTTTTGGTAATTCATGTATTAGCCATTCTCTAAATGTTTTAAGATATTTTACAATTGTTGCATCAGTATGATTTTCAAAAGTTATTTTTGTATTTGGAATAACAATTCGTTTGTTTTCTATTCCTTGCATGACTTCAATAAATCTATCTATTTTATCTGTCAAACTTGAAACAAATTTATCACTCGCACTGTGTCTTGCGTAAATTTTTGTTGTCCAATGATAAAATTTTAACTGGTCTCTTGCTAATATTAACTCTAACGCAATATGTCCTATATTTGCCATCTTTTATTATAATAAAATATAAATATTTTTTATTAGAAGTAATAAAAATAATTTAGTATAATTTTGAATATTTTATTAAGTTTATAATAATAAATATGAATCAAAAGCACAATATTTTTCTTAACCTTAAATTTACACAAAAATTGATACTAGTTCAGACTTAATTACAAGAAGTTTCAAGATTAAATTCCCAATTTTTCTCTGAAATTCTAACTGGGTGTGTATCTAATGAACCAAGTTTATGATATTTCAACATTTCTTCTCTATATGCTTTAATCTTTGGAAGAGCGGAGCTCCACCATTCACGATCTCTTTTTACTGTTACATAATGTAATACACCTGAATCTTCTGGAGCATTTGGAGCAATATAATACTCAACATAATGTGTATATTCACAATTTATCATTTCCATATATACTTGACATTGGGACCAGTAATATTTTGGTATATTATCAACCGTAAGAGGTTCTTCCCTATTAACTTTTAAAGGACATTTTATTTCAACAATACAATTTGTATCTACTTTTCTTCTTTTGTTTTTATTCTCTTTGTTTATAATAGATAATTCTATCACAGATATACCATCTAATCTTCCAGTAATCCAATCATAATCAGGATGTTTTATATTTTTTTGATTGGGATCAACCTTATTTTTGCTTTCTTTTTCATATACTTTAAGAGCCAGACTTTCATATTTATTTCCATGATCTGTAAATTTATTTCCAAAAAATGGAAATTTACCCTCTATTTTCTGTTCTAAAAGATTAAATGGAGTTTGATAAGGATTTATATTTAATATAGTTGCAAAATCACGTGCGTTAATATTTGGGATTTTTTTATACATATTTAACAATAAAAATTATATTTTTAAATTAAAATTCTTTCATATAAATAAAAATAGATGAATAAATATAAAATTTTCAAAGATATAAAGTCACCTTCATATGCAACGAATTATGTTATGCAACAAAATATACCTGCGCAAATTCCACAAATTCAACAATTGCCAGTTATAAAAGAAAATTTTCAAATGCCAGCAAAACAAAATTTTCAACCACATGTCAGGGAAAATTTTCAAATGCCAGCAAAACAAAATTTTCAACCACATGTCAGAGAAAATTTTCAACCACAAATTAAAGAAAATTTAGTATTTCATAATAAATCAAAAGGTAATTATACAACATCACATCCAAGTGTTTTTGGACCTCCTTTATGGTTTAGTTTGCATAATGCTGCTGCTCATTATCCTGATAATCCAGCTCCTCTTGCAAGAGAAAGAATGAAAAATATTATATTAGCATTACCTATTTTAATACCTTGTAAAAATTGCCAAGAACATGCAACTGCATATATAGAAAAAAATTATAATGATTTAGACAGAATTTGTTCAAGTAGGGATGCAGTTTTTAAATTTTTTGTTGATTTTCATAATCATGTAAATGTTAGATATGATAAACCAGAAATGTCATATGAAGATGCTTATAAATTATACCTTGGAGGGGTAAATCTAAGCCCAATTAACTATTCATAACCCCAGTTTTCAGAAATTGTACTTTTCTTAACCTAAAATTATGGTTAAGAAAAATTTTTATTACCTAAATTGATATCAAAAATTGATACTAGATGATAAATATCAAAATTAATTAAAAAATATATTTTTATAATATAAATGAAAGTTAAAATTATGTTGTTTTATTTGTTATTAATTTGTACAATATATTTTCTATTATTTAACTTATTTCAATATTTATTTTTTCAAGATACATTAAACCGTGATTTCTCAGATAAATTAGATATTGTTATAACATGGGTTGAAGCTGACGAAGCTTATGTCCGTGATAAAAATTTCTGGTTAAAAAGAGAAATAAAAATGCTAGATGAAAAAGAAATAGCAAGGAGAAGTACAGATAATAAAGAGTTAAAATATTCACTGAGAAGTATAGAGAAATTCTTTCCTTATTATAATAAAATATATTTAGTTATAAAAGATGGGCAATTTCCAAAATATATAAAAGAACGTCATCCTAGACTAGTAATAATTAAAGAATCTGATATTATGCCAAATGAATATCTACCAACTTTTAATTCTATGGCTATTGAACCTTATTTACATCACATACCAAATTTATCAGACAATTATATATATATGAATGATGACTTTATATTTTTAAAACCAACAAATAAGTCATATTTCTTGGATAAAAATTATAAACCAACTCCTTTATATACTTCTAATAAAAAACGTAAATTTATAAATGAATATGAAATAGATTTGAATGATTATAATTTTGAGACAGGATACGCTATAAATAATTTTATTTTAGATTCTTTGGGGAAAGAAGAAAGAGAAGGTAGATATTTAGTTTCACATGTCCCAAAAATATTTAACCGTAAATACGATTATGAAATAGAGAAAAGGTTAAAAAATCACTATATCGATGATGAAGAAATTAATGTATACGATAAAACAGGTATGTCAAAATTTAGAAAAAATGGAAACTTATATCTAGTATCAATTTTAAAAGAATATTTATATCATTATTGGTTTGACTGTAAATTTAAGAAAACTAATCATATATTTCAAAAAATATTTAACTTAAGTAAATTAAAAAATAATAAAAATGATAACCAATTTCTATGTATAAACGAAATTAATAAAAAAGACTTAGATGATTATCATAATTATATGTCAAACATCTTCCCAAAAAAATCATCATTTGAAAAATAAATATTAACTTTCATCTTATAAAATAAATGTTAATAAATAATTTTATTTTATACGTCACTATTATTATTTTACAGTCGTTTTTTATAAAATGGGACACTTGATTTTACACATATTATCGTGTCTAAAATCATTAGTTTATAGATATGCTAATATAATAGTTTAAAATAATAATTTTATATTAAAAATGATTTCTA